TACACGCTGGTTAAGGCTACCTCTGCCTTCACCGGCAAGGTAGAGGACTGAGCCCATGACCATGACATCCCCAAACACGCGCTTGTGTTCAAAGGCGAAGCCCTGGCAGACAGACAGAGCTATGTCCAATGCAAGGAAAGATTTGAATGTACCTGGAGCCCCAAACATGAGGCAGTGTGTCTCTTCCTGTATGAGCCCTTCGATGACCCACTCAGGTTTTTTGATCTGCTTCATACCCCAACGGTTAGTGATCCTGAAATGATGACCGTCCGTTATGGTGATAGCTTTACCGCCTTTGACTTCTTCGGCGCGGATAACCGGCTCAAACATTTCCTTGCGCTCTTGCCTCTTCGCTTCCTTGTAGGCAGGCGTCATGTTCCCCGGCTGTGATGTATTGTAATCGTGACCGTGTTCAACCTTCGCCAGAAAGTGGTCTAATTCGTCTTCACCCCAAGGCGGGTCACAGCGAGGGTTCCAGTGTTCCCACATTAAATCGAAAGCTGTCTCTTCCGTCAGCCCAAACGATTTCATCATGGCCGCAGTTGCGTATGCCATGTGGTCGCCGCCCTCACCTTCAACAGCTATCTTCGCGTCGTTTTCAAGCCAGTCGATTGCGCTGTCAATATTTTCGTCAAGATCGGGTTCTATGATCCAGGTATTTGCATCCTCTGAACGCTCTCTATGTGAGTTTGCAACTCTGACCATTTCGTCAGTACGAAACTGCGGCTCACCTTCTGATACCCAAGCGTACTCCCCATCCTTAGTTCTGGAAGGTGGTAGGAGAACGTACCCGTTGAAGGAACGAACGTCCACGTTGGGTGAAATTTTGGAGGCGCTATTTGATACAATTTCGCCATTGTCAAGTTCGTAGATTTCATGCTTACCTCCGCGTGGGGTTGTCTGTCTGAGGTCTGTCCTGGGGGGCTTGCCTAACGCCTTGCGCGTGGCCTTGTAATCAGAGCCGGGGTCATAGTCTAACACCAATAGACCAGCGCCACCGCAATCGACTGCGATGTTCGCCTTGGGGTGTTTCTTCCACCATTTCTTTATTTGTTTGGGGTTTGTGGTAGCATCTAATACGCCATTGATCGTATGCGGCGTCTTATCCTTCTTACACGGAAAGATAGGCCAACCCCGATCAGCATATTCAAGTGCTGCCTCAAGTAGTTCGTTCAATGATATCCCCTGAGCCCGTTCTAATACTGTATTAAGAGTATATCACAGGTAGTATTACTTGTCAAACGCCCCTTGATATATGGGTTTTACTGTGTTAGCCTACTAAATGAAGGTCGCATGGGGAATTGCCCGTTCTTCCAGCGCTTGATCTTCGGGCGGGGTGTGTTTCGTCAAAGTCTCGCACCCCGCCTTAGCTAACATGGGCAGAACGGGCGGAAGGGCAATCAAATGACAACACATGCTTTTGAGCCAAGAGAGGACGGTCAGTGTATTTTAATCAGTGGCGGGGTTTACCGTGTCGCTGAACTGTTCTCCCGTGGTGAGCATATTTATGCTCGTTATGGAGCGGGGTACATCCGTCTATATAAAGGTGGGGGTACTTCCAAGGCAAAGATGAGGTGGGAAGATATCACCATCGACGTTTACGCTGACGCCTTCGGGCGCTTAACTATCCACTAGGGAGAAACAAAGATGACAAGCAAGACCTGTAATAAGCACGGTGTGTTCTCAACCAGTACCTGCCCTCAGTGTGGGTCAGTTGGCACCACCATGCCGGAAGTCCCGGCTGTGCAAGAAATGCCCGCCGTGGTCTACCTGTTCACGCCAGAAGAAGACATTACAGCTTATGAACTGGCACAGTGTACGGCCATGTTGTTCAATTGCCGGGATGGATATAACCCCCGTGAACAGCATAACAAAATGCACCCGATGTCACAGCGGCATTTCACCGCCAAGCCTTTGACTGATCCGGCGCAGGAATCCCTGCCGCTTGATCGGTAGGCAAAACTCTGCTATACTGAAAGTTCTACTGACTACCAAAGTTCGTAAGTTCACTCAAACAGAGGGAAACAAGAATGTATAACATGCTCCGAAAATTCAGTCTGCTCGCTGCGGGCCTGATGCTCATGGGGGTCATTGCGATGGCTCCCTCACAGGCGTCGGCAAACCAGACCTTTTATCTTACAACCTCCAAAACCTTTGACGCCAGCGTTGTTGCCGGTGTCGCTGTTCCGGGCCTTGTCGAAGTGGATCACGTGATCTACTCTGAGCGAAGTACAAAGGTCATCGACCTTAAACCGGACAGCCTGAGCTACATCCCTGCCTTTACCCTGGTTGCCGCTGGTGCGGCCCTGAAAGGGGGTGAAGGCGTCTCGCCGTTTATCTAACCCGCAGGGCGTTCAGACCCTTGCCTACAGCGTGAAAGAGGAAGCCTCCCCCGGCTTCCTCTTTTTTTTATGGGTTGCGCTGTTTTCAAAAACCGCTATAATAGAAGATATAGGGGATTGAACGGGCAAACGATAGCCCCCTAAGTCATACCCCCTGATATTTGAACCAAGCCAATCAAGGGGTATCCTCATGGCAAATGCAAAATCCAACAAGAACAAGACAACCGGCAAAGCCAAAGCCAAACCGACCAAGGCCGAAAAAGCCAAGTCAAAGGCAGATCAGACGAAGGCCAAGCTTCTGGAAAAGCAGAAGAAGGTCACGAAAGAGCTTGAAGGCTCTGCGAAGATCATCAACACCCGGATGGAAAAATATTACAGTCAGGCTGAAAAAGCCAATGACCACCGGGAAGCTGCCGCCATCGAAGCCGCAGCCGTCAAGGAAAAATGCGAAAGCGTTGGCCTCAAGTTCAAGAAATGGTGCGCCGACAACCTGACCGGCGATGGCATGGGTTACGACAACATGCGTAAACTCGCAAATGCTGGTGCCTCTGATGATGTCAGCCTGGCTATTGCCGATATGCGTATCCAGAACGCAGAAAACAACAAAAAAAGCCGTGCCAAAAAAGCAGCAGAAGCTGAAAAAAATAAAAAGGCGGCAAAGAAAGCAGCCAAGGCGAAGGACAAGCCCGAAGGCGTCATCAACCAAATCGTCGCCCTGTACGAAAAGCTCCAGCAGGAAGACCGTCAGACTGTCTGTAACATCGTCATGAAAGACTGCGGTTACGAAGCCGAAGAAGATGATGACGAAGACGACCAGGAAGGTGCCGATGGCGAAACCGAAGAAGACGAAGAAGACGAAGCGTCGGATGAAACTGAGTCGGAAGAAGAAGATGACGAAGACGACTCCGATGACGAAGACGAAGATGACGACGAAGACGAAGACGACGAGTCCGAGTCTGATGACGATGATGACGACGAATAGGTCAGCATCACTGTCCTGATAATCAGGGGCGATCTAAACACAGGTCGCCCCTTTTTTCTGCCTTGAATCCGAGGATTAGGTTATGAAAAAAGCTAAAAAAATAAAGAAACTAACACCTCTCCCCGCCGAGCCGGGGCGCATGGAAATACCGGACTTCCTGATCCGTGACAAGGATAACATCCCCAAGCACCTCAAAGGCGCTGACAGGGAAGCCTGGATAGCCTCACAGAAGGTATGGCACAGGAAGCGCGACCTGCCCTCCCTGCCCGCAGCAAAACCCTTAAAGAAGGCTGTACGTAAAGCTGTAAAGTCAGTGGTCGCGCCAGAGGTAAAGCCCCTCAAGAAAAAGAAGGTCAGAAAGACCTCAAAGGCGCTGGATAAAGCTTTTGATATTCTGCTACCAAAGCCTAAACGTAAACTCAAAAAAGTGAGAAGGATAAAGAAATGAAACAGGCAAAAGATATAACCGTCAAGCAGCACGATAGCCATGATGGCTGTGTTAATATCGTGCTGACCATGGAAGACGGTGAAGAGTGTGTCATGCACATGACCGCCGTAAATGGACTCCGCTTCGCCGCAGAGATACAGGCCACGGGTGTTGTGGAGTTGACCCTGGACGCAAACAAGCAGACACGCGGGTTTAACGATACATCTGACGTACCAAAGTTTGTAACTGTTGAAGACGGTTCTGATCTGGAAGCGCTACTCAACAAGCTAGCCAGTGGTATGGGTGACGCGGGCTTCGCCAAGGATCAAGAGCCCGTTGAAGACGACAAGGACGAAGTGCCGCCAGAAGATCAAGCCCGCGTTGACAGCCGTGGCCCCGGCAACCCATGGGGTAAAGGTACTGGCAAGGCAGTCATGGATAAAGACCTGAAAGAGCTTGCTGAGAGTGGATCACGTGATCTGTCAAAAACTGAGGAATGAATAATTATGAAAACATTCAATACTTATAAACTCAGGGAATTGAGGGAACTCATAAACCTGACCCGGACCATGGGCGATGACACTGAGGTTGTTATCCTGCTGGACGAGGCAGGAGACATCACAGCGCCTGTCACAGCCGCCCACATAGCCACTACCGCCAAGCCAAACAAGATAGCGCTGGCGTGTACCGTCCCGGCTGACTACACCAATTATCTGTTGGGGAGGAAACTGACCAAGGGCTAAAACTTCAACGCATAAAGACATAAGGATATCTTGATATGGCTAAACGCAGTAGAACACGGGAGCAAATTGTGGCTGAGATTGAAGCCGCTAAAGAAAAACATAACGAGCTTAAAGCTCAGGTGAGGGATGCCTTGGTTGAACTTGATTGGCTCATTCTTGAGCGTGGAAAATGGGACAAGGACCATGGGTAAACGTTCAAACTTCGCAAGAGAAGGTAACGATTACTACCGCACCTTTGATGATCGTGCCGCTATGGCATTGCTCCCCCACGTAGAGAAAGGAGCGACATTCCTTGAGCCCTGTGCAGGCGCTGGAGACCTTGTAGACAATCTGGAGCGCAATACTACTCTGGAATGCCTTGGGGCGTCTGACGTTGATCCTCAGCCCCGCACGGACAGCATGAAAAAGCCCATACTACAGCGGAGCGCTCTGGACATCTGGAACACGCAAGCAGACTATATAATTACAAACCCGCCCTGGTCCCGTGGCCAACTCCACAGCCTGATTTTCCATTTTAAAAATATCCAGACCACGTGGTTGCTATTCGACGCAAACTGGATATTTACACAGCAGTCAACGCAGTGGTTAAAATACTGTAGCGATATCGTTGCCTGTGGTCGTCTCAGATGGATACCGGACACGGACCATGACGGAAAGGACGACGCCGCGTGGTATCGGTTCCAACGCAAGCCCGTAAAGCAGACTATCTTTCACCCTCGTATAAAACAGGAGGAATAAAATGGGTAAAAAAAGCACACTATCAAGGGAAGCCCTTGAAAATATCTGCAAAGCTGACCGCAAGGTTATTAAATCTCTCAGGGCAGACCTTGAGCGCTCGCAAACGATCACGGAATCTATACGCGTTGAACTAGGGGAGCGTGATTATAATTTCCGGCAACTTGCCCAGACGCACAAGGCGGAACTGCGTGAACTGAATGATGACCACAAGAAACAGATCAGTCATCATAACAGTGTTGTTCATGCTCTACAGCAGCAGGTACTCAGGGCTGAGAAGGACACAGCCCGCCTTGAAGGTTACATAGACAGGGTGAAGGATGAAGACCCACGTACCACCACGGCGGCACCAGAAGACAAGTCAGCGCCCCCACTCGCCCGCAGACAGTATTTTACAGTGGATAAAAAAACAAACTGGCCCGCCGACTAACCAGACCTGAATTAGATAAAAGAAAAGGGAGGCTAACCATGCCTCCCTTTTTTGTGCCTTTTGTAGACCGGCTTAACCAGACTTGGCTTTGGCGATTGCGGTACGGGCTTCGACGTATTCGCTAAATGAGGGGTCTGCCAAAGTTTCCGCGTCGTGCATTGTTTCGTATTCGGAAACCATTTTTTGCAAAGCGGCCAACATATCATAGGAAGCGGATAGCACCATTGCGTTTGCCAGGCACTCAGCCTCAGAACGTCTACTGGCTTCTGCTGGCGTAACCACAATACATATGTCAGACGGGGTACTCTTCCCTTTCACATGTGCGGGCTTGACTCCGAGGTACCAGTCATCCCCGCTGCGCCAGTTATATACTTCCCACGGTCCCGGTGTATGCTCTGCCATATCAAATCTCCCGTTAAAATTAAACCTGTAAACCATTATAACCGCACTAACTAAATTTAGCAATCGCAGTTATAATTAAATTTAGCTTTAAAACACGTTAAAACCCACTTAAAAACGGCCAACAAATCGGCCAACAAATCGGCCAACTATTTTAGTTAAATTTAACTTGTTGGTCAATTATTTTAACTTGTTGGTCATTTTGTTGGTCACTGATAACCGTTAGTGGAAGCCAAAAAGGGTTAAAGTTGGCCGATTTGTTGGCCGATTTGTTGGTCATTTATTTTGGGCTGAATTGGACCTAGTTCATCGACCAACATTGCAGTAAACAGTATATATTCCACTCTTAAGGTGGATATATCTGTACTGAATATGGTGAAGATAGGTGGCGCTATTAAATTTATTATAATTAAACTTAAGTGTTTTAGATAAAAAAAAGGGAAGCCCGAAGGCAACCCCCTTTTAAGTGGAAGATGTATCTGGTTTAAGCTAGGCGGCTATGGCCTAGTCTAGTTGCGGCTGAGGGTATGAGCGGATCGCGTAGCTAATCTACCTGTCGGTGGATCACGTGATCTGTTTTTGACTGAAGTCTAATATCCCCCTTGACAGGGCGGGACATGATCAAGCTTTGCGTTTCATTTATGACGGGATCAGAGAACCCCAGGTCGCGCACAAGGTAACCATGCCCTTTACTTGTGTCCTGATCGGTCATGTAGCTTGAAACGTTCTGTAAAGCATTCTGGCGTGTTGTTGTGGTTTTCATGATTTAGACTCCCAGTCCGATTTGTTTAGCGGCAACGGCTTGAACCTTAAGCGGGATCACGTGGCAACCGATTCGCAGGGTTCCCTCTTCTGTGATCTTGTCCAGACTGTAATGCCCTATCGCGTGGCGCTTGACAGGGCTAAAAGCTTTCCCTGTGGCCTTGCATACCCGCGCAAGCCTGAAAAGAGCCACAGCCTGCCTTAGCGGGACACTGACACCCCATGTAGTTTGCACTTGATCCCCTTTAACCCGCACGTAAGGGATTCGGGTATGTGCGGGGCGGATATCAGAGCCTGAGAGCCATGCCTTAAGCTTTCCCCTGTCTGCCTTGTCGCGGGCTTCCTGTTTAAGCTTCTGGTCTGCCCGCCAGGCTTCTATCAGGCTGTCCATATTTTCAGGACGCTCTAACTGGCGTTTGCCAAGCTTGAACACACGGGTGTAGAGATTAGCTTCATTCCGTGCGTGGTCCGCTGCGTGTATGTAGTCCATTTTGCGACCACGTGCACGGCTTGCCTTGTCCAGATTTGTTTTAATCTCTTCCAGGTACGCGGCGTAGTTCGCCAAGTGAGCTTGCATCATGCGGCGTTGCCCATAAAAATAACGGTCTGTTAGATTAGGGACATAAAAAACATGGTCAATGTAAGCAGGGATTGCCCGCCTTGTGTATGTTTGGTGTTTTGACGTGCTAACACTGTAATCAGAAGAGTTAAACAGGACCACTTGCCGGACTTGCTGATCATATTCCGGTTTTGTCTCTTCTTTGTTAAGCCCTACATACGGCGCGGGGGGATCAATGAAGCGGGCAATCGGGAAATGATGGCCATAGCTATAAATTGTGTCTCCTTCATAAAACATGTTAAAGCCATTCCTGCCCTGCCCTGTTTTATGCGCCCAGTTGTGACAAACGTCATTATGTGAAGTCATGGTCTTAGCCCCTTTCCAGAGTTACACGGGCAGAGATACTGAAATCTTCGTTTACAACGTCGTCTATAGTTTCTCTTAAACTTGATTGCTTAAACATAGCGCCCATATCATTCCAGTGGGTTTGGTCCCTGAAAATAAAGTTTTCAAGTGTGGCAATCCGCCCTAGCAGGGCTTTGATTGTTTCGTCTTGCTGTTTCTCTTTGTTGGTGTTCATGGTCTTAGCCTTTCAACGTGTATGAGGCAACATTATGCCGCCACTACCCAAAAAGCCCGATCAATCAAGATCAGGCTAAATGGTGCGATATGTCACACGGGGTTTATCTGTTTATGTTTGACCTTATTTCTTCCCGCAACTGATTGTATGTTCCGTTTTCAAAACAGTATGAGCCTAGAACCTCACAGCCTAGCTTAGCGTGGTCCAGGCGATAATCCGGGTCTGCGATATCACGGGCTTGCAAAATGTCTACAGCAATCAGAGGGAAGCCACTAAACCGAATGTAGTTTGCTTGCATGTTGCAATATCGGGCATATGTTTTGCGGGAGTAGCTAAACGCAGCCCCCGGTTTAACGGGGTTTGTTTTCAGGATGAAAGCTTGTTCCGTTTTGCATTGGTCAAACGTCCATTTCCATTTTGTGTCTAACATAATTTTATCCCTCTTCATTTGAGTAGGTTTCAATCCAGCGAGTTACACGTCTGTTAAATTCTTGATAGGCGCTCTGTAAGCTTTCGCAATATGAGCCGTTGTAGTAGTCAGGAGCCGTGTGTTCATTCACTGGCTGGCTGTATTCATGCACTACAAATTCATTCCGAATTGAACGGATGACAAAACCGGACTTTGTGTCAAATGACTGAGGGGGCTTGAGGAAACTGGCGAATGTGACTCCCTCTTCAAACAAGGGCTTATAGTCGATGTTAAAACAGCCATTCTCCCTTAACAGGGATTCGATTGCCTGTTCCGGGGTACTGAAAGACTTTCCACAGCCAAACCCCGGCAAGTCCAGATAATAACCTTCGGAGTCTTCTGAGACTGTTACAGCGCTGTTTAAAGCGTAGGCAGGGCTGGCGTGTTCTGATCTTACGATGAATTTAAGGTTTGTCATGGTTTTAGCCTTTGTTTTGAGTGGTTCTAATGTATGGCGTTCAGGCACAAGTGCCCGTGCCATCCTGTGTATTTCATTTTTACCTATCCGTCAACAGTTAAAATGGATCAGTGATATCAGGGGCTATGACAAAGTTAGTTTTAGTTTCTTGATTTAAATTCATGCTCTCGCTTGCTTGCCTGAAAGCGACCTTAGTCCGCCCTTGTCTAAACCTGTCAGAACTGGGGGAAGTTAAATTTAGTTATAACTAGCCTGCCCTAGTTTTAACAGATCACGTGATCCACTACCCAGGCCGCACTGGTTTTAGTTAAATTTAAGCCTGTATTTAATCCGCCTATATATGGTTCTTGCTGGTTCGACTTCGGGGTGCCGCCCCCGCGCGTAATTCCAAGCCCCTGAAAGACCGCGCCAGAACAAATTACCAAAATAAAAATATAAAAAAGAAGATACACCAAGGCACACCTAGCTACCTCTGTGGTACGCCAACGTTCTACCCGCGTGGTACAACTTAGGACCACATTAATTGGACCTGAGTACAAAAAAGCTATATAAACTGCGGGATACAGCCAAGGTTTACGCTAAACACCAGAATATGGTACAATATACCAAGGGAGTGGCCATATATAAGGAGGGCTAAACTGTGGAACCTTACGAAGAGGAAGCTTTTGAGATGGGAGACGGGTTAAATATGACGGATGTAAAAGCTTGCGCCGCTATAGCTTTTGTTCTGGTTGCTGTGTTCAGTCTTGGCATGCTGACAGGAGTTTGGATATGGAGGTGAAGAGGGCATTCAGGGTTAAAAAGCCCCCAAAAATTATAGAAAAAAAGAAACGGGTGAAAAAGGTAGCTGCACCCCCGCCGAAACGTTTAATGCAACTGCCAAAGCTTAAGCCAAAGATGATCAACGCGATTGATAACTGGTTTAAGAATGGCGGTAATGCGTTGGAAGCTGCGAGAGAAGCTGGATATAGTGGTGCTGCTGTGTTTGGGCGGGAAGAAGTGCAGGCTGAAATAAATAAAAGACAAAATCGCCTGCGTAAAAAAACTGAAGTCACCGAAGAGAGAGTTATAGCTGAATTGGCAAAGGTGGCCTTCGGTGGTATTGGTGACATGATTGAAGTAAATGAAGATGGCAGTGCTTATCTTGATTTTAATGAGATGACAGCAGACCAGAGGGCAACAATCACAGAGTTTAGCAGCGACTCAACGTTTATAGGGCGGGGTAAGGGTAAGGCAAAGGTACTGAAGCAGCGTGTCAAGTTCGCAAGTAAGATGGATGCACTGCAACAGTTGTCCCGTATCCTCGGAATGAACCAGGACAAGACGACTGTTAAGTTGGAAGCTGATGAAGCTGTAGTAAATGCTTTGATGGCGGGGCGTAAACGTGCAGCACTGATCAGTAAGAATGCAACTGATGCAGACTTTGAAATGGTAGACTGATGGCAAAACCCGGAAAGAAGTCCAAAGTCGAATTGGACGAAGAACTATCCAAAGACTCAGGATCGTTCTATCAAGACCCCCTTGGTTGGGTACTGTGGGCTTTCCCGTGGGATACTGACCTGTCAATCCAGATGGTAGAGCTACAGGGGAAGTGGAAGAAGAGATACCCTGACTGTAAGTATGGGCCTGATGAATGGGCCTGCGAGTTCTTGTGGCAGTGGGGGCAAGAGATAAAGAAGCGGGGGTTTGATGGCGTCAACGCTGTAGACCCTATCCGCTTCAGTACAGTCTCAGGCCACGGTATCGGGAAGTCTACCCTGACAGCGTGGCTAATCCTCTTCATCATGAGTACCCGCCCCTACTGTAAAGGCGTTGTCACTGCCGGTACAGATAACCAGTTGAAAACCAAAACGTGGTCAGAGCTTGGCAAGTGGTACGCCATATGCCTGACGCGGGACTGGTTCGACCTTGGTACAGGTCGCGGCGCGATGAATTTGACTCACCGCAAACACAAGATGACGTGGCGCACAGATGCCCTGACATCCCGCGCAGAGAACAGTGAAGCCTTCGCCGGTCTTCACGCAGCCAACAGCACCCCCTTCTATATCTTCGATGAAGCGTCACAGATTGATGACGTTATCTACGAAGTGCGTGAGGGTGGCGGTACTGATGGTGAGCCAATGAGTTTTGACTTTGGTAACCCTACCCGTAACAGTGGCCGCTTCTTCGAGAACTGCGAGGGCGCATTCAAGCACAGGTACATCGTCAGACAGATTGATAGCCGGTCGGTACAGGTCACCAACAAGAAGCTGTTCAAAGAATGGTTGGAAGATTACGGCGAAGACAGTGACTTCTTCAAGGTCCGTGTACGTGGTATGTTCCCGTCAGCGGGCTCCCACCAGTTTATGCGAACTGATGAAGTCATCGCCGCACAGGAGCGGGAGGTTGTTGAAGACATAACAGCCCCCCTTGTTATAGGCGTTGACGTAGCCCGCTTCGGTGATGATGAGAGTGTCATATACCCACGCATAGGTAATGATTGCAGATCGTGGCCTATCGAACGGTACAAGGGAATTGACACAGTAGCCTTCACCGGCAGGATCGTGGCGTGTATCAGGAAGTTCAGGCAGGCAGGCTATACAGTGTCCGCTATCTTCGTGGATGGCACAGGTATCGGTGGCGCTGTAGTGGATCAGTTGAGGCACCTTGGGTACAACCCGATTGAAGTACAGTTTGGTAGCAGACCTATGGACAGTCTTGTGTATCGGTATAAGAGCGATGAACTGTGGGGCAACCTCAGAGATGCCATGCCTAACCTGTGCCTTCCTGCACCAACGACCAAGGATGGTCTTGACCTTAAGTCAGACTTGACGAAACGTGAGTATGCATATACACTCACGGATCGCATTCATCTGGAAACAAAGAAGCTCATGAAAGAACGCGGCTTGGACTCCCCCGATCTGGCAGACGCACTGGCGCTAACGTTCACACAGGACGTTGCGCCAATTGTGCTTGACAGGTCTATGTCCAATCAGGCGAACACTGCACAAAGCGACTATGATCCTCTTGAGGCGGATTGGTGACATGGGATTTTTAGTAGATCACGTGATCTGTTTATTCAGCAGCACTACAGCGACAGTAACGAAGGAGCTAAAAAGTGCCAAGACTATATCACAGTAAATACTGTTACATCTTTGGCGGCGGATTTTTTGGTGGGTTCGGCGGATTTGGTGGGTTCGGTAGAGGCTCTGAGAGGGGCGGGTTTGAAGGTGACCTCGGTGAAGTAGAAGCTGGACCAGGTGGGGTAGATACAAGTGCAGGCGGTTTGGGTACGGGTATTGGTGACGGTGGTGACGCTGCCACAGGTGGGTTTGAAAGTGATCTTGGTGAAGTAGAAGCCGGACCTGAAGGTGTTGACACAAGTGCTGGTGGTCTGGGTACCGGCATTGGCGACGGCGGTGGTGACGCTGCCGGTGAAGGATTTGAAAGTGACCTCGGTGAAGTAGAAGCTGGACCTGAAGGCGTTGATACAAGCGCAGGCGGCGTAGGCACTGGGATTGGAGAAGCTGAGGGTGATGAGGGTACGCCTGATTCTGTAGCTCCAACCCCCTCTTTAGCTACAGCACCTCCTGCTGACGAACAACAGGCACTGCCAGAGGCCGTTGAAGCACAACAGATTGACACAACACCCACCACAGCAGAACCGTCTACTGCCACGCTGGACACAGAAGACGATGATTCAATTTCTGTCAACCAGAACGCGCAGCAGGTAAACCCTGAAGCGCAAGAAGTAAACGTAGACATCGCAGAGACAGCACAGACAGCACCTCCCGGTGATGTTACGCCTGCCAACGATCCATCACAGTTTGATTTTGATACAGTCAACGTGGATCAGACTACGCAGAGCAACCTCGCGGGCATTTTCAGTAACCCAGATAACGTGGATGACGAGGGGAACATAAACGAGCAGGGCATGGCCGCTATGGCGCGTGGGCGTGATCAGGGGGGCTTGGGCAGGTTCTCTGCGGCTGCGGGGCTTGGTGGCGTCGGCATGTCCATGGCGGAAGCTGCGGGCCTTGCCAGCGCTGTAGGACCGGAAGGCACTGGGGGTGAAATCATAAGCACACCAACCAGTGAGCTAAGCGCTGCCCAGATAGCGCAGCAGGTAGCTGCGAGTGAAACTGCTTCCCAGTATTCGCCAAGCTTCAGCTTTGCGGTAGAGACAGCGGCCAATGCGGTATTCGGCGGTTTAATCGGTGGCCTGCCAGGTGCAGTACAGGGAGCTTTAAGCTCAGCGCTTTCTGATAATGAAACTGTTGACCAAGCAGTAAGTGATATATTCGGGTTCATTGATTTTGACAGTCTCCCTGACTTTGACGTTGACATAGGTTTTGATGTTGATATCAGTATGGATGATGTCGCTGACTTCCTTTCAGGGTTGGGGGTAGAAGGACAGGCAGATTTCTTTGGCGATAACATAGCTGGCACAGGTGGAGGTTTTGGTGATCCACGCCCGCCAGTAGAACTAACCCCATTCCCGACAGTAGTGTACGCCCCAGGTGATGCTGTTGAAGCGACCGGCCCCAAGCTTACCCTTGATGATCTTGGCATAAGCGACGATCTAGGGATAGGTGACCTTGATGGTCTTGACGCTGGAGGTGGTGACGATGAGATTGCTACGTCTGTGGCAGCTATAAGGCGACGTATTCTTGGCAGCAACTTTGGCACTTCAAATATTCACACAGGCCCACAAGGCTTAACAGGGTCTGCGGCTAACATACGCAGCCTCCAACTGACAGGTAGTTGATCATGCCAGCTAAAATTAACCTAAAAGACAAGAAGTACTTCAATCAGCGGAAGGCTTCTATGAAGACAGAGCGTGACAGCTTCATACCGCATTGGAAGGATTTGTCAAAGTTCGGCCAGCCCCGGCGCGGTCGCTTCCTCGTTTCAGACGTGAACAAGGGTTCGCCTAAATACTCATCTATCATTAACAGCCGTGCGACGATTGCAACCCGTACAGCCGCTGCTGGTCTGGTGGCCGGTGTTATGTCTCCTTCCCGGCCATGGTACCAGTTGGGTACGTTTGACCCCGGTATGATGCAATTCAAGCCAGTTAAAGAGTGGTTGAATACTGCTGAGCTTACCATGCGTGAGATTTTTGCTGCGGGTAACCTGTACAAGATGGCACCGACTATGGCGTCAGAACTTCTGTTGTTTGGTACAGGTTCGATGTCTCAGGTAGATGACAACCAGGATATCTCTCGTTTCTTCACACATACAATCGGTAGCTACTCTGTGGCGCAGAACGAACGTCTTGAGATTGATACCTACTGCCGTGAGTACCTGCGGACGGTAGCACAGATCATGGGCGAGTTTGGGTACAACAACGCCAGTCAACCCATTAAAGCGCTGTATGACAAGGGTGACTACGATAAGACTTCAACCATCGTGCATTATGTAGAACCTAACCCTTTCTTCAAAGAAGGCTCCCCCTTTGCTAAACATGCTGCGTTCCGGTCTGTGAAGTACGAACTTGGCGAAGATAACCAGCGCGGAAGCAACAGCGGGTACATCAAGGAGTCTGGTTTCAAACGTTTCCCTTTCTTCACTCCACGGTACGAAACCACGGGTGAAGATATCTACGGCACAAACTGCCCTGGTATGGTGGCGCTTGGCGATGTCAAGCAATTACAGACGCAGGAGAAGCGTAAGGCGCAAGGCATCGACAAACAAGTCAACCCACCGCTGCACGGTCCAGCATCCCTGAAGAACGTCCCTATCAGTTCTATGCCGGGAGGTCTTAACCTCTATGACAGCGACCCCAACGGAAACACGCTTCGCCCAGTATACGAAGTTACGCCAGATGTCGCAGCCCTGTCCATGGACATGGATCGTGTAGAAGCCCGTATCAACGAAGTCTTCTTTGTCGATTTGTTCATGGCCATCACCAACATGCGGGGTATCCAACCTAAAAACGAGATGGAACTTGCAGAGCGTAATGCAGAACGTCTGTTACAGCTTGGTCCGTTGTTGGAAAGCATCCACGGTGAATTTCTCAATCCGCTGATTGATAATACCTTTGACCGTATGATAGAGCTTGACATGCTGCCCCCACCTCCACAGGAGCTCGCAGGACAGCCTTTGAAGATATCCTATGTCTCAACCCTCGCCAAAGCCCAGAAGTCTGTTGAGACGGGCGGGGTGGAGCGTGTGGCAGGGTTCGTGTCTGCACTGGTTGAAGGGGGCAAAGCAGAAGCTCTTGATAAGCTTGACGCGGATAAAGCAATTGATATTTACGCTGATGCTGTTGGTACACCCCCTTCTATTATTCGTTCTGCTGAAGAGGTTGCAGAAATTCGCCAGAAGAGGGCGGAACAACAGGAACGTCAGCGACGGCTTGAGCAAGAAAACATGGCATCTGAAACTGCTGGCAATTTGGCGGAAGCTGATATGTCAGGTGATAACGCTTTAACGAGGGCAACAGCGAATGGCTAATGACGAATTTGATCCAGACGAACCTCTTGAAGAAGACCTTGAGGTAGACGAGAAGGCTGAGAAGAAAAAGGCAAAGAAGAAAGCCCGGAAAGCCAAAGCGACAGAACAACTTAAGTACAAGGCAGTTCTTGATACATACCAGGGGCGAGAGCTTATATGGGATATACTGTCACACTCTAAAGTGTTCCAGCAGTCTTATGTAGCGGACGATCAGGGTGGACGTAAGTCAGCGTTCAACGAGGGGCGCAGGCATGAAGGGATGTGGCTTATGGCCAACGTCTTTACTTATTACCCTGAATCGTATAGTCTGATGCAGCAGGAAGCAACAGACAGAGAAGAAGCAGCAAAAAAGTAGATCACGTGATCCACTAAACAAGGGATAGAGAAATGCCTAGCAAGACACAGAAAGCGGCTGAAAAGTTACGGGCGGCGCGTAAAAGAAAAGAAAAGAAAGAAGCCGAAGAAGCTCAACTTCAAGCTGCTGCAAACTCAGTTGCCAGGCAGACACAAGAAGCAGAAGCAAAACGTAAGCGAACGGTAAAACGCTTCAATAAAAGCGGTGTTAAATAGTCCACTAAACAGGGGATAGAGAAATGAAAATTTATGGAATGGGTTGGGAAGCAGTGCTACGGTCACCTGATGATGAGGGTGCTGGTGGCGGCGAAGGCACGGGCGGCGAAGGCACGGGCGACACAGATCAGGGCGGCACTGATGACACTGCTTTGGGCGGCGGTGGCGATGGTGAAGAAGATAGCGGTTCCGCTTTAGGCGGGAAAGCAAAAGAATCCGAAGGCGAAGGAGCCAAGGATAAAGAAGGCGGTGAAGGTAACTCAGACACGGACAGCGATGCTGACGGCGAGAGTGGTGGAGCCCCTGAAGCCTATGCAGACTTCACAGTACCCGAAGGTGTTACTCTTGATGAAAAGCTCTTAACCGGGTTTAAAGAGTGGGCCAAGGCTAACGATGTCTCTCAAGCTGCGGCTCAAGAGATGGTCGATAACCAGGTCGCACATGACCAGCGGGTTGCGAAGGATGGTGAAGAAGCGCAAGAAGCCAAGACTGTAAAGCAAAACAAGGAATGGGTTCAGGCGCAGAAAGATCATCCTGAGTACGGAGGTGCGGACCATGCTGACAATGTTCAACATGCCCGTGTCGCTGTGAACGAACTGGGCGGTCAAGAGCTTAGAGACGCAATCAGTGAGGCGGGGGTTGGAGAACAGCCCGTCCTGTGGGCTGCGTTTGTTAAGCTTGGTAAACTCATGGCCGATGATACAATTGACCTTGGGGATGCCAACAAGGAGCTAAGCAAACATGAGCGTGTAACGCGCTTGTTCCCAAACAGTAACCTTCAACAAAACTAAGAGGTAACTCAAAATGGCTACTCTCGCTGCTAACAACCCGACCTTGCTGGACGTGTCCAAGGTCACCGACCCTGACGGGGGCATCGCTGATGTCGTTGAAATTCTCAACGAAACAAACGAAGTCCTTGACGATATGGTGTGGATGGAAGGCAATCTTGTCACCGGCCACCAAACGTCTGTCCGTACAGGACTCCCCACCCCGACTTGGCGTAAAATGTACGGTGGCGTTGATCCGACCAAATCAACAACCGTCCAGGTCACCGACTCTTGCGGTATGATGGAAGCTTACGCTGAAATCGACAAACGTGTTGCCGACTTGAACGGTAACACTTCAGCTTTCCGTATGTCGGAAGAACGCCCTCACATTGAAGGCATGTCTCAGGAGATGGTTGATACCCTCTTCTACGGAAACGAAGCAACTGAACCTGAAGCGTTTACAGGTTTTGCACCTCGCTACAATGATCTGTCTGCTGCCAATGCCGACAACATCATTGACGCAGGCGGCACCGGAACAGACAATGCAAGCATCTGGCTCGTTGTCTGGGACGAAAACAAGTGCTTCGGCGTTTTCCCCAAAGGCTCAAATTCCGGCCTTCAGGTGAACGACAAAGGTCAGGTCACAATCGAAGATGCTTCCAACGGCTCCAACACGGGACGCATGGAAGGCTATCGGACACACTACGCCTGGGATGCCGGTCTGGTTCTCAAAGATTGGCGTTATGTGGTGCGTATCTGTAACATCGACAAATCGCTTCTGTCGCTGGTCTATACGGCTGGTGCGTTTGCGACGGGCGCTCACTTGCCCAACCTGATGTTCCAGGCCATGCGCTTGCCGCCTAACCTGAATGGTCGCGCTGCGTTCTACATGTCGCGTGATCTGGAAACAAGCCTGATGCAGCAGACTGCTGCCGCAGTACAGGGTTCAACACTGACCACCGAGAACGTTGGTGGCAAGGTTGTTACCAGTTTCCACAAAATCCCGATCCGTCGTTGTGACGCTCTGTCCGCTGACGAAGCCCGCGTTACCTAAACGGTAGCGTAGCATCTTTCAACACTCTTAAAGGAGAGTAAAATGATTTTGGACGAACGTTCGCAATTCTGTTCCGCAGTAGCCCTTAACACGGGTGCTGCCGGGACATACCTTATCGGGGATGTCATCGACCTTGGTGTCGCCCGTGATATCGGTGCCGGTAAGACCATGTGGGTTTGCATTCAGGTTTCTACGGCTGCAACCTCTGGCGGGTCTGCCACAGCTAACTTCCAGCTTGCTTCAGATTCCGTTGCTGCAATTGCGGCTGACGGCACTGAAACAATCCATGCAGACACTGGGATGCTTACCCCCGTGGCCTCCATGGTTGCTGGCTATCAGTGGGCTATCGCAATCCCTCCTGCGATGAGCCAGGACTTTGAACGCTTCCTTGGCATTCAGCAAGTCACAGGTACGGCAGCTTTCACTGCTGGCGCTGTGAATGCGTTCCTGACCATTGATCCGCCTGTCAGTTGGAAACCTCTGCCTGACGGCAGTAACTAAGCTTCGGCTTTATCGGGGTGGGGCTTCGGCCTCACCCCTTTTTAACAGCCCAGATAAGGGAATAAGAAAATGCAAGTACTCTTTAAACATAACGCCTTTATCGGTGGTATGCGCTTTCGTAAAGCACAGTCTCGCCATGACTGGGCTGACTACCCGGACGAGCTTGAAGATCAGCTACCTTCTACCGCCCGTGTTATGCAAGACGGTAAACTGGTGACGATGGAAGACCTTCGTGGCGACAGGGCAAACACACTGGCGGGTACAAGAGATTCAAAGGGCAGAAGCTTGACGATGGCTGAAGCGCTTGAAAGCCAGCGCGACCACGATCTTGAAGACGCTTTCAAAGACAAAGACGAAACCGATCCTCCTGAAGAGGACGAAAACGATGATGGCGGGGAAGAAGAAAAACCCGTCATCAAAAAGAAAGCCGGTAAGAAAAAGAAAGCCGGTAAGAAAAAGAAGTAAGCCTTTCCTTCCCTCTGATCAGGAGTAACACACGATGACTGAAGTATCCAGCACCTTCACAGCGGTTGGTGTAAGTGCAACACTTGCCGTAGCTGCAAAAGATGAAACTATTTCATTTACGTATTCAGGTACGTATGTTCAGTCCGTTCAGGTAGAACGTGCTATGAGCCCGGATGAGTCGGCGTGGGAGGTAATCCTTGGCCCGTACAACACCGATAATGCAACGGTGGCGGCGGAGTACGTCACTCGTAGCCGCAATGAGCGTATCCGTGTTCGGTGTACCTCAGACACTTCAGGCACCGGCACCTACTCAATCTCGGACGGCGACAAAGAAGTTAGCGCCATCACAGATGAAGAAGGCAACCCCCTCATCACCCACACGCAGGCCCAAACGACCCTCCACAAGCAGGTCGTAAACTCTGCGGGTACCGTTGGTCCGGCTCCGGTCGATGCCACTGACGCCACACTAGCCGTAACAGCGGCGCTACACGCAGGACGTACAGTTACACTGAACCGTGCTGCTGGCGTCGTATGTACGCTGCCAGTGGCCACAGGCACAGGCAACAAATATCGGTTCGTCGTCGGCACGGCAATTACGTCTAACGGCGGAATTGTAAAAGTCGGTGACGCTACTGACACCTTTGTTGGTATTTGTTCCGGCGCGGATGATGATGTCGAAGGTGCTACCGGATATCAGTGGAACTCCGAAACTGGTGATGATACCTTCACCATGGACGGCACGGCCACAGGCGGTCTGATCGGTGACTGTTTTGAGTGCGAAGACATTGGTACGAACCAGTGGGCCGTAAACGGACGCATTACTCAGAGCGGCGCTTTCGAAGCTACACCATTCTCCGCCACCGTAGCTTAAGTTAATACTGTTCCTGCCCCCGCCACAGGGGGTGGGAACAGATCACGTGATCTGCTGAGGGACACACTATGGTAGCAATGAGCAAAGTTGGGATTTGTAATCTGGCGATATCGCTGACAGGTTCCAAATCCAGTATCCAGTCACTCACAGAAGCAAGCGCTGAGGCAGGGTACTGTAATCAGTGGTACGACACAGCCCGTAAAGAAGCCCTTGAGTCTTTTGACTGGGGCTTTGCTCGTAGGCGTATCACATTAGCGTCACATGCAGATGATCCGCCCGACAACTGGGGCTACCGCTACCAGCATCCTTCTGACTGTATCGCCATGCGGGAGATTGTTAATCCGGGTGGTGATGAAGCGGATGCAATCCCGTTTCTTGTTGAAGCTGACAGCACTTTACAGTCTCTATGTATTCTGACAGATGTTGACGACGCTGAAGCCAAGTACACATTCGACCAGCAGACGGTTGGCATTTTCCCTTCTGAGTTTAACATGGCGCTTGCGTATTTCCTTGCGTCAAAAATGTGTTTGCAGCTTACAGGCAAGCGTGTACTTGTCGAACACCTGATAGCCATGGCCTCGGCACAGGGAGCGAAAGCAGCGGCAAACAGGGCTAACGAAGAGAAAGAAGACAAGCCACGTGACACTGACTGGATAAGGGCGCGGAGCTAATGGCAAAGCTTTCACAAGTATCATTTGCCAAGGGCGAAGTTTCCCCCGCTCTCTTTGGGCGTACCGACACAGATGCCTATAAGACGGCGTTGAAGAAAGCACGAAACTGCATCATCCACTCCCAGGGCGGTGTAAGTAACAGGGCTGGTTTTAAGTTTACGGGCCGCGTAAAAGACCACACTAAATCTGTTCGTGTTATCAAGTTTCAGTTCAAGACTGATGATACATACGGCATAGAAGTAGGTGATCTTTACATGCGTTTCGTGCGTGAGGGTGGCCACGTCCTGAACACAGCTAATACTGTATCTGGGGCTACGCAGGCTAACCCATGCGTTGTAACTGCCACAGGGCATACTCTAAGTAATGGTGACGATGTATATATAACCGGCATCGTTGGTATGACGGAGTTGAATGGTAATACCTTCACGGTCGCTAACGCTGGTGCCAACACCTTTGAACTTACAGATCAGGTGACGGGTGCCAACGTTGATAGCTCTGCTTTCACTGCGTATGGCTCCGCTGGTACAGCGGCGTCTGTGTATGAAATAGCTACACCGTATTTGGAAGCTGACTTGTTCAACATAAAGTTTGTTCAGGATGCAGATGTAATAACGCTGACACACCCTTCCTATGCAGCACGTGATCTTACGCGTACCGGACACACGGCCTGGACGCTCACTGTACAGGTGTTTGAACCTGGTCAGGCGAAGCCAACTGCTATAACCGTCACACCAACAACTCCAGGTGCAGAAACTGAGAGCTATAAAGTTACGGCGATAAATGAGGATACAAATGAAGAAAGCCTTCCCGGCCTTAGTAATGCGGGTACTGCTTCAGCTTCAGCTACTGCTGCTAATCCAGTGGTTGTTACTGCGGCTGGTCACCCATTTCTTGACGGGGATATTGTAGAGGTATCCGGCTACAACGAGATGACTGAAGTTAATGGGCGTCAGTTTATCGTTGCGAACAAAGCTACTAATACGTTTGAGTTAAAAGGTGAAAACGGGTCCGGGTACGCTGCGGAGACAACAGGTGGAACGGTCCACCCCACCTTCGTAAAGATAACAAACGGCAATGCAACCCGCGATAATGTGATCGCATTCACTGCCGCAGCTAACGCGCAACGGTACAGGTTCTACCGTGAAGAGAATGGTATATATGGTTACATTGGTGAGTCTGAACTTCCTACGTTTCAGGACGCTTTAGACGCGACTAACATCACAGCAGACTTAACCATATCCCCACCTCAGTCCCGTAACCCCTTTCTTGGTACCGGCAACTATCCAAGCGCCGTGTCTTTCTATGAGCAGAGGCATGTGTTCGGGGGAACAGATAACAGCCCTGACAGGTCATTCTTTTCGCAGACAGGGCGAGTCCATAACATGTCTGTGTCCGTACCTTCACAGGCTGATGACGCAATTACAACTAACCTGAACGCAGAGGAAGTAAACGAAATCCGCCATTATGTGGCCGGTGATGATCTTATTGCTTTCACCAGCGGGGGCGAGTGGAAAATAAATGCAGGTGATCAGGCATTCTTTGCCGCTTCCACGATCAAGCAAAAGATACAGTCCGGGTGGGGTAGCTCTCATCGCAGACCGCTAAAAGTGGGTAATGATGTTCTGTTCGTACCAGAGAGTGGTGTTTCTGTGCGGTCATTCAGTCTTGCTGCTGGCGCTTCAAAATACGGGGGCATTGACATAAGCAGGCTTGCTGAACACCTGTTCTCAAACGTAACTGTAGTTGACTGGTGCTTTGTTAAAACGCCAGAGCCTCTTATTGTTTGCATAATGTCAGACGGTACAACAGCAAATGTCACCTACGATGTCGAACAGGAGGTCATAGCCTGGACTACGTGGGACACATTAGGTAAATTTAAATCCTGCACAGCGTACATACCCGACGACACCACGGTTGATGATGTTGTTTTCGCGGTCACGGAAAGGAACATAAACGGGAACACTGTTAAATATATTGAGAGTCTTGCCAGCCGCAGGTTCACAGATGTCCGTGACTGCTTTTTTGTGGACAGTGGGCTATCACTTGACTCCCCTGTTACAATATCAGGTGCCACGGCGGCTGATCCTGTCATCGTATCTTCTACGGGGCATAACTTTTCAGTCGGTGATGAAATTGACATTGCAGACATCGTGTGGACGCCCCAGTTTAACGTGGTTTTTGAGGAAACGCAGCCGGACCAATTGAACTACCGGCGATACATTGTGGGCGTGGCCAACGCTAATGATTACACTCTGCTTGATACGGATGCTGACGCCAAGTTTATAGAAGGTGCCACACAGGCTAACCCCGTAGTGGTAACGTCTCAAGCTCATGGATTTTCAGACGGGGATATAATTGGGATATACTCTACTTCTGGTATGACAGAGCTTAACGGCGTCATATACAAGGTTGCTAACAAAACCACCGACACCTTTGAACTAACCGATGAGGCCGATGTAGACATTGATGGCAGTGGGTTCACTGCGTGGACTTCAGGTGGCACAATTAGACATGGGGTGGACGGCAGTGCTTTTCAGGCGTATGTTGAGGGTGGCACAGCCAGGGAGACTGCACAGGCTATTTCAGGTCTGCACCACCTTGTTGGGGAAACTGTAGTTGTACTGGCAGATGGCAACGTAGTGGAAGACCTTGTGGTATCGTCAACGGGTGTTATCACGCTTCAGGATCGTGCCAGCCGTGTTCACGTAGGGCTGCGGTACATAGCAGACATGGAGACATTGGACGTAGAGAGTTACGAAGGGCGAAGCATACTTGGTAAGCAGAAGCAGGTTACCAGAGTGACGATGAAGTTCAGGGATACGCGGGGGCTCTTATACGGACCTAACGTGTCTTCTCTGGTTGAGATGAAACAGCGTGAGCTTGAGAACTATGGAGCCCCCACAGACCTTCTGACGGGGGTAGAAGTAATGGAAGCTCTGGCACAGTGGAATGATAATGGGCGTATGTTCTTCAGGCAGAAAGAGCCACTACCTTTAACTATTTTGGCACTTATACCTGACGTAGAAAGTGGGGATTAAAAAATGGCAAGTATACTCCCGTTGATTAGCCTTGGGCTATCAACTTTCGGCGCTGTACAAAGCTATCGGGCAGGGGAAGCCGCTGCCGAAGGCAGTGAAGGGAAAGCCAAGGCTGCTGGCGAAGCCGCTGATCTTCGCAGAGAGTCAGGTGATCTTGAGCAAGAAGCCATTAAGCAGCGTTCTGCCGCAGATATAAAGTCAGCTTTGTACCGCCGACGCGTGGCCGTAGACAATGAAGCTTCTGCTAAAGAGGCAGCGCAGGATGCTATTGACCGTGGCGAAACTGATGTCATGCTTAATGCTCTGCAAGTCCGTAAGGTCATAGGTGAGCAGAGGGCGACCATGGCAGCTAATGGTGTTGAGTTGACCGGCGACGATACAAGTCCCGATAACCTAATTGCAGACACCATGTACACGGGTGATATTAACGCTGTTATAATCCGAGACAATGCGGGACGCGAGGCAAAGCGTATGTTGCAAGCGGGGAGTAACTTTGCGGCTGAAGCATTGTTGCTTGGACAGTCGGCAGAGGACACTCTTGAGGCCACTGACATAGCACTGCAAGGCGCAGAGCTTGAGACTGAAGCTGATATTCTGGCTACGCTTGCCCAAATACAAGTAGCAAAAGCTACCGCCAGTGCCACGCGGCTTCAGACATTTGGTTCCGCGTTGGGTAGTGCTGGTCAGATTGGCGCTCAGTACTCTAAATTTAAATACACAGGAGCGCTTGACTAATGGCTAGAGTACCCACGTTAAAGGTAGGTGCCGTAAGGCTTGACCCACTTGACCCTTCGTTTCGTACAAGCGCGGGCTTGGACAGAAGTTCTTTTGGTGGTGCGGTAGCAGATGCAACTTTGACCAAGGCACAGAGTATCAAAGCTGCTGTACGGGCTAAGCTTCAGGAGGGGCAAGCGGCTGAAGACGCAGGAAAAGCTGAGGCGGCTGGTCTGGAGGGGCTTGGTGGGGGTTTGACATCCCTGAGCAGTGACATGACAAAGATCGCTCTTGATCGCCAAATACAGGACAATGAACGGGAGGCTGGACAAGCTTACGTAACGCTTGCAGAAAAAACAAACGCTATTAAATCTGAGTACAACAAGCTGAGTGGGCAAGCAGCGCTTGATGCAAAAGATAAAACGCAGGAAGATATCCTGAAGGCGCGTACAGAAGTTATCGACAGTTCCAGCAACCCGCATGTCAGGGGCATGATCACTAAAAATGCTGGTGTTAAAACTCAGGCTGAGTTGTTTGAGCTTGAGCGCAAGGACGGGCTAAACCGCAAAAAGGCAAATGACGATACCTCTCTGGCTATTATAGGTGCGGCAGTTAATACTGCTGCCGCTAATACAGAAGCTGTACCTGCATCACGTGCTGCCATCATAGCTCAAGTCGACACAATGGCCGAAAACAACGGCTGGACCGGCAAACTGAAACCCGTGCATGACCTACAGATGAATGAGCATCTGAACAGTCTGCACACTGGCGTAATTGACACCATGGTATCCAAGCGAGACTATGCCAAGGGCGTGGATTACATGAGCCGTGTTATGGCGGTAGAAGAGAAATCCGGTAGCGCTGAATTTACCGCTTCCGGCAGGGCTGCGGCACAGAATAAATTAAACAGGGCTATAGGCCAACAGGTGACCTTGTTGTCGCGTGGTACTTCGGCGCTAAAAGCATCACTTGATTTTGGCATCCACCCAAAGTCGGCAGTTCAGAACCAAGTCAGGGAGTTGAAGAAACTTGCGCCTGTAAGCTCTGCTGCACAGAAGCAGTTAGAAGCGCTGCAAGAGTCAATAGAAGACTACCCAAGGGTAAAAGAGTTCGGGGAGATGACACCCCCTGACCAAACAAAAGTTATTGAACGGTGGAAGCAGCACCAGGACATACCTTTGGACGATGCTCGTAGGCTCATGAAATACGAACGCAAGTTCACGGGGGCGGCAGGTAAGTACGTTCGCGGACTTGCAGATGAGGCTAATCAAGCATCTATCGCCATCAAAGCCAGCGAAGGTAGTATAACAAATCTGACTGATAATTTTGGGGGCTTGATGCAATCCCTGAAAGTCATGGCGGGTGCCGGGGATACAACCTCACAGCTTATCCTTAAAGGGCTCCGCAGGGATTTGGAAGACGCAGGCATGTTGAAGAAGTGGGACGCTGTGTCCGGTAAGCAGAGGGTGCTGGATGCTGAGGGTATACGTACCGGCGCTGCTGCACGTACCCTCCCTGCCCGCGCTGCCGGAGCAAATGCAGAGACTGCTGCTGCTAAAGCCGAAGTCACCGCACAGGTAACTCTGGCAGCGCCACGCACGGCCCAGATCGTGACCGCCCTGGAGACAGGTACAGAAGACCCGGACATGCTCACGCACATGGCCGAACTACAGAAATGGGCTGAGACTGGAAATGTTCAGGCTGTGAAGCAGTTGGAGAAGATTGCGTTTTCCAAGCGGGCAAAAGATTTTGCACAGGGGTTGCGGTTTGATAAGATGAACCTGCGTCCTCTGGCTCAAAGAATCCTTGAAAGGCTTGAGATTAACAAGAAGGCCAGTGTAGCACCTGAAGAACTTGCAGGTTTGAAAATCCATAAAGCGACGTTTGACAAGGAAGTTAAAGACGCCATGTCAGGACTCGCTGAAGAAGTTAAAGAAACCATAAAGATTTTAGAAGGCTCTCCAACCGATGGCGTGTCTGGTAAAATACCAAAGCATCTGGATCGGGTAAGAGGTACCTTACAGAACATGATTAGCCTTAGTGTTGACGGGGCTGAAAAACTTGCGCTTGAGTTGGATGAAGGTACAAAGACATTTATCCTTGGCCACGATGTTGATGATATGACTATTGATCAGCAGGGCCGCATCATCAGGAACGTCAACGCCCAAGGTACGCTTGAGCCTTATGAGTTCCGCCAGTTGAAGCGGCGTATACAGTCACGTCAACGTTTGATAAAAGGTATCGAAGCCGGTAATGGCTTACAGATCGCAGAAGAGAAGCAAATCATTCCGCCACTCCCTGACTACGATCCTAACAGCCGTGACTACTGGATGACTGTTAGTGCCTCTGCCACCAAGGTAGAAAAGCAGTGGGGTGTGCCGGTACTGCCAGTAAACAAAGAGCGGTTGGAAGACATCTCAAACGTAATCATGGGTAAAGCCATCGACGGCGTTCCGACCAGCGTTGTGGACTCCACAACAATGCTGAATGCGTTGAAGAGTGGTTTAACAGAGCCGCAGCTTGATATGGTGGCGCAGGAAGTTGTGTCCAAACACCCTGAGTTTGCGGTTGTGTTGTCTGAGTCAGATGACTCTGTTAACCGGGAGATACTTAGTGGTGTTCGTATCCTCAACACCCCCGGCAACAAGCTTGGGGTGCCTACGGTTAAGCTGCAAAGGACCATGAGCAACGAGATGGGGAATACGTTCATGTCCGAAAACAGCGACCCATACATCCCGTACCAACGGGCGGCTGTAGCTATCTACGTTTCCCGCCGTCAGGGGCAGGGGGATGATGAGCTATTCCATGAGGCAACACTTAAAGCCGCCATACACCAAGCTACGGGTGGAATCCTCAAGTCCAGTGGTCAAAGCTTTCTCGCGCCTGTACGGGACTTCAGTCAGGATGACTGGGACTCTATGTGGACGGGCATGACGCAGGACCAGTTCTTGCAGTACGGAAACGGTTACCCCGTGGCC